TTCTTTGCAATGCCGGTGACGGTGACGTTCACAAACACAATGGCCAACCGTGTGCTCTACCTGCGGGCGCTGGCTGGCTCGATCACCTTCACAGTTACTCAGACGAGGGTTGTGAAATATTTGAGAACGCTGGCGGCTAACGTGACCCTGACTGCCGCGCTCACAAGGCTGGCGCTGTATTACAGACTGCTGGCGGTCACCGTGACGTTCACAGCCGCTCAGACCCGTGTGCGCGGGTACGCAAGAGCTATCGCTGCCACGGTCACGTTCACGAACGTCATGACGCTGAGGAAGACGTTCTGGCGAACCCTGAGCGCGAACCTGAATTTCACAGCCGCGATGACGACGAAATCCACCCGCTATCGCCTGATGGCTGTAATTTTGGATACACAGCCCAACATGGCCCGAAAAGCGTTCTTCTACCGGACGCTCTCATTGGCCCTCTCCCTGCCTGCCACGCTGGGGCGATCCACAGTAAGGGTTAGGGCTATCGTGGCCTCTATGACGCTCTCAGCGACGCTCACGAAGCGTCTGACAGCGGCCCGAACCCTGGCAACCTCAGTCACCCTCACTCCGACCCTGACACTGCGAAAGTTCCAGAGCTTTGTCATGGCTGTCAGTGTAATTTTCAGCCTCGGATTCTTGCGGGTGATTTTCCGGGGTGAGGCTCCCCTTCCGTACATTCGCTCGATGCTGGCAACCCGGATGGAGAAGCCCACGCTGCTTGCGGCTGTTGGGGATGCTCCGGAATTGTCAATCCGAGACACGACTCCCGATCTGCGCTCTGGCACTCTTGAGCCTGGGAGAATTACAGGAACAGAAGATGAAGACGCCAAACTGGGAGGCACGATCTAATGGCCAGTGTCCCGCTTGATTTCACTCCCCCAATAGAACCTGACATCACCGAGCTTCACATCGAGGAAGCTTCTTCGAAAGATGGCCCATTCAATGAAATTGAGACGGTCACTGCCGTGGGTGCATATCCGGATTACATCAGCCGGTACACCACGTCTCTTGCGACTGCGCTCAATGATTGGTTCCGCATTCGCTGGAAAGACAGCAAGGGTGCATACACGCCGTACTCCGAGCCGCTTCAGGGTGGAACGACAACCCTCGTACAGCAAATTGTCAATCGAGTGATGCTCCGCGATCCGATGGCCGATGAGAACGTCGCACTGCAAGAGGCGGAAGCAGTAATTTCAGATGTCTTCCGCGTAGATGATCCGTACACCATCGACCCGGCTACCGTGACTCCGAAGCAGAAGAGTGGAATTACGTTTCTCACGCTCGCCCGCACGTACCTGTCCAGCATCGTCACTTCGATTGCGGCAGGAACGAGCGACAGCTACACCGCTGGTCTTGTCAGTCAGTCGGCAGGCACAGCTAGCCAATCTGAAATTTCTAAGGGACTGAGCAACATCGAGCAGTTGATCGAATGGGCGAACCGCGATCTGGGCCTCAGCTTCAGTGTCGTCATGCTGCTAGAGGAAATTGAAGTAGCAGGTTCAACGTGGACAATCAACGAGTGGACAATCGAGGCGCTTACACAGTGAGCAACATTCCCCGGTTCCTGGCAAGATTGCAAATCAGCGGCTCTGACGTGCGCTACCGGCGCAACGAGTCGATGGTTCCGTGTCCTTGCCGGACACCGGAAGGGTTCCGCGATCCGATCTGGCATATCGAGCATCCACTAGAGCCAGTGTGCGATGCAAACGGAATGCTTCCGAGCGAGGGAATTACAGACCTGACAGTCAAAGCGTTCATGCAACCGATTCAATCAACCCGAGCTACAAGGCTCTCGACGGAGCAGTTGATTCAGATGTTCGGTGAAATTCAAGCGGACGATCATCTGGGAATCTTCCCTTACGAGTGGCTAGGTACCACTCTGAATTTCAGAAACTGGGGAAGGGCTGGTGAGGACTACCTGATCTACAACGGTGAGCAATTCACAGTCATCAACGCAAACCTGATTCCAGACCCGGCAGACGGTAATCCAGCGCACCATTGGGAAATTGGCGCACGACTAGTGGACAACGTGACGTAATGCCTTCACTTCTTTCCACAGCCCAGCAAACCGCCAAGATGCGGACTGTCAACGGTATGTCTGCCGTTGAAATTTCCACGGACACGATCAACGCCATCGAGCACTACATTCGGTGGGCAGCGGGAGTACCGGGGCAGCTACCTCGTGCAATGGACATCCTGGCTCGCTTCATGTCTCTGACCAACCTGGGAATTGCACAGCACATGTCCTATGGGCCGTCCGATCCGCAGAACCGCAATCCGACTCAGGCATGGCGGATTCCAGTTCGTAGAATTTCAGGACGATACTTCTACGGCTGGCAAGTCAAGCGAATCGGAATCGGGACGTGGATGCTCTACAATGATTCCCGAGAGGCGTATTACATCGAGTATGGAATTCATCGCAACCCTCATGACGAGCAAGTCTCCGACCGGCGCATTCGTAGGCCCATTAGGAAATTGTCCTTGAGGCGAACACTGGAAGCGATGATGCGAACCCAGGCGTACCATCGAGTCTGGGCTGAAATTTTCGTGGACAAGAAGGCCAAGGTCACTCGTGGCTACTCGCAGACGGTTCAGTCTCCTGCGGGCGGACACTCCATGTTCACACCATACGGTGCTGCGGCAGCTTCGCCGGGTAGTGGCTCGATGTCTGGGCCAATGCTGGGAAGGAGGTTGCCATGACCTACAATCCTGAAATTTTTGCGGCTTGGGCAGCGGGCTTCTTTGATGGTGAAGGGAGCGTTGATGCTGTAGCTCGTACAGGCAAGGGAGGGTCACCCTCTGCACGTTGCAGGATTGCCAACGTCGATCCTGCGCCAGTTGAAATGTTCAAGGAAGCATTCGGAGGAACAATTTCATACTACGAAAAGACGAAGCACTTCGAATGGTGCATTCAAGGAAAAGACCTTGATCGCTTCATCGAGCTTGTATTGCCACACTGCGTCGTCAAAGCAGGTCAGCTTCGGCTACTTCAGGAATTTCGAAAGATGATGCCTGGTCGCGGATACAGGAAAATTTCCGACCACGAAAGATGGCAAGAGAGAAAGCGACTTGCGAAATTGTCTGAAAAAATTCGGGAACTGAAGTGGGTGAGGCACAATGCCGTTTGATCCCGAGAAGTGGTTGGAGAGCATGATCCGCGAGTTGAAGACCTACGTGGGAACCGGGATCAACAACTCAGTGCTGAACCCGTCACAAGTGCCGGTTGGCCTCTACAACCCCACGACGAATCCCAACGGGCCATACGAGCTAGTCATGGAATTTCCTACTCCGGAGTCCATGAGAACCAAGGTACCTCTGCCGAGGACAATGGTGCATCTTGAAATTGATGCCATCGACAACAACCTTCTCGGCTTTGGGGATGGAATCTTCCGGACAAACTACGACTCAGGATCGCAGACAGCATCACCGCAAGCAGCGGGGTCACATCATGTAAACTTCGACGTTGGAATTTGGTCGAGCGACAAGAGCGGCGGAACAACAGCACGACTCCGCATGTACCAACTTCTCAACACGCTATTTCACGGAAAGCTCGCCCAGCTTGCGTTCGATGCGCAGGCCGATGGGGGAGACGGACGAATTGAAATTCTCAACTTCTCGGGAGGGAGATTCATAACGGAGACGATCAACGATGTTGTCACGTACCGCACAGTCGAAGGAGTGTTGGAATTGAGAGTCTTCAGCCGGACACCGATGGCTCACACAGTAGATGTTCCGACCATCGAGGAAATATTACAAGAGCCAAGTCTTGTAATTGTTGAGTAAAGGAGGAATGTAGTGCCTACAGCACCTACCACGCAGCTATTCCCCGCTGTTGTCGATGCCAGCACTCTCGGCCAGCGCCTCACGTCTCCGATCTATCTTCCGATTGGAATTGAGGGGCAGATGGACAACGCGGGTGATGCGACGATCAACGTCATGTATTCCATTCTCCGAACCGATCAGGCAGTCGCCCGATTCGGCTCTCTCGCAACGTGTCGCCTTACACGGCTCATTGACGCGCTCTTGGCTCGCGGCGCTGGGCCTGTAATTGCAGTTGCATCGAAGAAGGGTTCGGTACCACTGCTCGCGGATCGTCAAATTGCATGGGCGCTCTTGGAGAGTGACCCGAACGTGCGGATTCGTTTGACGGATTCGGTCACCCAGGCTGACTTGGCGGCTCTCGCTGTGTCGGCTGCTAACGCTGCACTCATCAACAAGAAGCAAATTGCAATCATGGGACTTGCGGCTGGAACTCTCAAGTCGGCTCTGATTACAGGAGCAACCGCAGTTGCCGCAGGAGGTAAGGAAGCGGCAACGAGAAGCTGTCTTGTCGGCCCTGGAATTTACGACGCATTCGGGACGCTTCAGGACGGCGGATATGCGGCAGCTTGTGTAGCGGCTGAGGTTGCAAAGAACGGTGACCCGTCCAACGACCTTGACTTGTTCACGCTTCCGCAGCTAACTGCAATTGAGAAGGACGCTTCAGGTATGCCGATCTTCCGTGAGAAGGTTGTTTCCGGCGTAGCCGTGAATGACTTCGAAGACCTTCTCGTCGGCGGGGTGTCTCCGCTCATGACGGCAATTACAGATGTGGGAGCAGTTTCAATTTCACATCTGCGCACCGTGTACGTCACAGATACGACTCACGACAACCTCATGACTCGGATCATCGAGGATCAGGTCTTCCTCGATGTCAAGAATTACCTCCTTAACGGCGGGTTCTTGCAGCAGGGCAACACACCGGAAGTCCGCAAGCGGATTCAGTCCGGCGTGGAAGCCGTGCTTCATGAGAGAATTTCCTGGCTGTCACCTGTCCTGCAAGGCGAC